ATGTCCACGATGCGATCCACTGTGCTGTTGTTCCAATCAGAGATCAGGCCCATGTTGTGATGTGGTTTTTGCAGCAGGCTGGTAAGCTTGTTGAAAGCATCATCCTCACTCCAGGGCACATACAAACGGTCCGGATCATTTGCAAACGTTTCCGGGAAACTGCGATAAGCCGGATACAGTACATTGCATCCTACAGTGTCTGCTTCGCTTACAGTGTTGCTGACCCAGTCTTGCAAGGCACAATTAAACAGTACTCGAGTATTATTCAGCAGTGCATAGTAATCATTCTTGCCGAGGTTCTCGTGAATCTCGAGCAGCCCTTGTTCCTGCATGGCCCTGGCACGGGTGATGTATCGAGGATTGTTGCTGCGCAGTGGTCCACCCGAAAAAACAGCAAACTTAACTTGCGGGTATGTTGCTTGATACTCCTGCGCCAGATCCATAAAGAAGTCTGGTTGTTTCTCTTGGTCAAACCGTGCAGCAAATCCAACACGAAGATCTCGTGATTTGAACGGAGCAATATTCTCGGCACCACCAATGCGCTCTAGCACTTCTTCCTTGCCAAACGCTAATCCACTGATGTTGTAGATCGGAGCCTTCCACCCGGCAATACGCATGTGAGCAACCATCTCTTCGTTGGTAGCAAGCACACCGGTTACAAATTCATTAACCATCTTTTCATACGTGCTCATCCAGCCAGCCATACCCCACACATGAACAAAATCATCGGGGTCAATAGCTTGTGCAAGACATCGAACATAAATGCGAGGACGCATGTTGAGCGGCACTTGATCCAGGATGTAAGGCAAGCTTTCGATACCACATTGAAACATGTCTTCAAAGTAGATGACATCTTCGTTTGTGACATCACCACTGCGCATCATTTGCACCAAGTTCATCATCTGGCTTAATGAGAAATAGCTGCGACCGTGTGCATCCAGCACCTGGCCCACACTGATGCTTTTGGTGTTGTCAATCACCGATCCAGGCACGTACACAACATCAAGTCCGCGGCGATCAAATACTCGCCGATTCCACTCAGTGAGCTGTAGTGTGTATCGAGCCTCATAAGCCTCCAGGCCCATGTAAAACAACTTACGCATTGGCATACTTCCTAAACACACGATCTTCGGGCTTGCGACCGTCAATCACCCACATGTCCTTGGCAGCTTTGTTCTGCTGGTTCTTGGTGAATTGTTGATAAGCGTAGCTCTTCCAATTGTAAAGATCGGATTCGTCGTACATGTATCCAAAGTCTTGGCAAAATTCCAAGTACTGATCCAAATCATCAAAGATTTGGTGGACACGGGGGTTAGGTTCAAAAACAGTTTTAGCCATAATTTTAATTAAATTTTCAAGCGGTTAGGAGGTTGGTGAGTTTCGTAACGTACAAGGCATCCGTTCTCACCGTCTTCGGATACCTCAATCCACACTGCACGTTTAGGATGTCGGAAACTGATATGAGTATATAGGTCATCTGCAATCATCTCGCAACTTTTATAGTCCAACGCTAGTATAGCATCTTTGTAGAGATTTTCCAACCATCTTTTGAACTGAATAAACTCAATATCCCGGTCATCATGGAACACATCAATCCAAACACGGAAGTGAAAGATATGACGGTGCGGGTAGCCCAGAAAACTTACATCATATTCATCCCCGGTAGCCAGGGCCGGGTCAGTCAATGCTGCCGGATACTTGTGGATACCTTCTTTTTGAAAGGTAACCCAGATCATCCTGGATGCAGCTTTACGAATACGTTCGGTGGAGTCTCTTTGGTCTTGGCTCATAGTGTTTTGTCCTTTGTATATTCATCCCAGTCTGTGAAACAATCCCGCCTCATGAGATCATGTACACTGTGACACCATACACCGGGGTTTGTGGCATCAAAGTCATAATCATCAATCTTTACGGTTGCATTGTATCCCAGTTGCTGGATGTAGGGAATTTTAACAGATATCATGGGGATAAATTTATGATTTTCGGTTAGGCCGCTTTCAAGCAATCCTTCTACACAGTTTACATCAATGTCGAGTGTGCAAGTATACTCAAGCTCCAAGAAGAAACTAATCATTTCTTCCCATTGTTCCCAGTTTTCCGCATCATTGATTGCTAGCTTAGGAAAGCTGTGATTAGCGCCGAAGTAGATATGTTGAATAGAATCGCCGGCGCTGAGTTGCGCTGTAATATCATCTACCGGTTGTACGCCTACAACAAACAAGGTTTTCTTGCCTCGCTGTGGAGTATTTTCAACTTCGATGCCGGTAAAGAACTTGATGTCCTCGTGTCCTTCTCGATTCATCGCCGGTCCTCCGAGCCAAGATCTACCCGCTGGTTATGTTCGTGTTGTTGACGGCGCAGAAACCGTAGTTCGTCTAGCACAGCAAGCCGCCGTTTCTTAAGTTCTGATAGCTGGCGGTCTTCGAAAACATTGTTCTTTTCCATAACATCAACCCGATTATCTAGATCGGCATGCAGGTTCTCTAAGTGTCGAATTCTAGTTTCATACATTATACACTGTCCTCAAGTTGATCAAGTCGAGATTGATCAAGTTCATCTGTAGCTTCTTCCTCGACTACGCTGAATAAATTGTTATACTGAGTATGAGCGTTGACTGCTCGTTTTCCTGTGTACCCACGAGTTCCTACCACCCGTTCCCATACTTTAGCATGTCCGTTGATAATTTCCAAGCTCTTTTGGCGATCACGGGCAGAAAATATTCTATCAATTAGGTTAGTAACATTGAATGCTTCAGAAATTGGATGCACCATCATATCTGGGTAAACACCCGAATCGCACATTCGATTTGCCCGTTGTACTGATTCCAAATGCATCCAAACATTATGCCCCATGAGCAAGGCGTAGCTGAAACTATCCCACGATGTGCGACCTTCCTTACCAATCTTATTTAGGTCACCGGGTTGGTAACAGCAAACATCGCTAATTTTTAATCTACTGGTGATGGGACTGTCTTCGAATTTAGGATGGATCCCATCCTGCCGCACTGCATCACCAAACATACGGGAATCAGTGGAGTACTTTTTGTCGTCTACTGTAGGACTCATGTTGTAAGACCATTTGCCCCTGCTCTCCGTGGTGATGTTATGGTATAATTGCCCGTTGGCTGTGGCCAAGAAGGGTGACGCACAGTCGAAACTAATTGTGAAGTTGGGATTGTGATAGTACCGAATTGAACGTTGAATGGCTGTGAGTAATACTGCCCATTCCAACTTCGATGTTCCCAAGAAATGCATCCAGTCATGTTGTCCTTTTTCTAACAATCCATCATGTATCAAGTGAACCAAGCGTTTAAGCACCAGGTGCGCATCACACATGTTTTGCCCTCCCATGGCCCAACCATTAAAGGCATTTTGGTGCAGGCCGGGATCAGAATAGCCCTTCATCATGTCATACCAATGATCAGCTTCGCTGTGATTGCTACCCTGCAACACGTTTAGAATCTTGGTTTTGCCATAACGATTTGCCATCCAGTACTCGTTGTTGTACTTAGAAGCGTTGACTGCATCATCATAACTGTGGATCCCGCACAGCACAGATGCTTCCTTGTCCAAGTATGTCCAGGTGGGAATATCCATGGTCATTGCATAGTCAGCAATTTGACATTGCCACTCTAGCACTTGCCTGCGTTTCTTCTCTGCGTTCAAGTCCGCAGGGTCGGCCCATTGTCCCGGCCACACGCCCTTGGCAATCTGGAACCCGCCTGAGTCCAACAGCATGAAGCTGTTGGGGTCTCGGTCTCGTACCATGTCTTCCTTGGCACTGGGCTTGGTCATGTCAAGATTGGCGTGACCTGCACTGTAAAGACTCCAGCGGTACGGGAACAGTGCCTTTTGTGGATTCAACCAGTTTAGTTGTTCCATGTCAGGAATTCCCGCAGGCATGCGAGTCTGCTCTACATACGGGCCAGCACGTTGTTTTCCAATATAGCTGCCATAAAAACTGGAGATAGCTGGCAGAAAAATAGCGTAGTCGCTTTGCTTGGCAGTTAGGTCGTCTTGTTCAATCATTGGCAGTTACTTGCCCATTGCGGGTAGGATGTAGTTGTATTCAGCAATACCCGAATTCACAGTGATCTGTGCAGCCCCGTCATCACTGATGCGGATAATCTTGTCCCCGGTAAGATTAAGAATACTAATCACCTGTGCCTTGGGATATGACCATGAACGCTTGAGCACGCCCGATACTCCGGCCTGGAAAACAAATTCACCAGCATGTGTGCTGTGGTCACCGAACATGAACTTCAAGTCTCCCTTGTCAGTCCGAACCTGGAAAGTGTCTTCTTCTGCGTTGGCCTGAGCCTGCATTTTAAGTCTTAACAAGGAAGCAACGCTGGGCTCGAACTCGATGTGCCAGGCCGGAACCTTGAACTTCATGGTCTTGAGCTTTTCTGCAATGATCTCCGATGTCATGAACCGGTAGTCATTCGTAAAGTCCTTGGCAGCATTTTGAAAGTGTAGGCCTACTGGCACGGCCTCGCCGTTGCGATCCTGCCGCGACACAGTAATATCAGCACCTTCGCGGTACTCTTGCAAATTCAAAATAATTTTGAGCTTGTTAAGATTTGGCATGCCAAATGTGCCAATGAATTCTGCCACCGGGGTCAAAAACTTCCCTTGTACAACCACTTTGCGATCTTCTGACAATCCATCAATGATAGTGTCTTGGTCAGTACCGGTGGTTTTGATCAAATCAATGCAGCCAAGATCAAACGTGTGCTCGACTAAGTCAAGTAGATAATCTCTCATTATAAGTTCTCCTATATGGGTTAATTGTATTACAGTTATTTAGAATTTACAACAGGTTTCGGTATAATTTTGCCCAGGCTTTGGCCTCCGCGCAGTGATGTAAGTCGCCCTGGACGCCTTAGTTCTACTAAAGCATTGGCTTTTTCTAAATAATACCATTGGGTTATTTCGAACCCAAGAGTTTTTGCTAGTGTCTTGATCATGTGCCCGGGCGTGTAGCACATATAGCTGCGTTCAGCCAGTTCGACGCCGCCACCAATATCACAATCATTGAAGGTCATTAGTAGACTTCCGCCCGGCTTGAGCTTGTTGAATATTTCAGTTAGATACTGGCCAACACGTTCCATGGGCATGAAATTGAAATAGTACAACGCAACAACTAATCCAAACTGCGATTGTGGTAGAGATTCTAGCACTATAGAATCACCGTCACGTGGCTCAATATAAACCTGCAGTCGCCTCTGATATTCTTCTCGGAAACGATTTAGTGTTGGCCGAATCATTTCTTCACAATAGTCAACTAGATACAACGGATCTGATCCAACCAAGTCTTCGATCCAGTCTGCTTGTCCTGGGCGAATAACCATTGCTGGGTGGTGCCAGTCAGAAAGCAATCGAAGTCTACTACGAATGTAATCAACTGCGTCTTGTGATAAGTCGGGATGTCGATTAAGCAAATATTCGGGATTGTCTACATGCTGACTTGATTTATAGAGTTCAAAGCTATTCGTGAAATAAGTTGGCTCTAACTGATCAATTAAGCCTTGCAGTTGTTCTCTTATTTCACGAACAGTGGATCGAAATTTCATAAACGCACCGTGTATCTGATCACGGTCACGATTAAGCTGTTCTAGCAAATCCGGGAACTGCACTACGCTAGCTCCAATACTGTACAGCACTGGGCCAAGGTGACTATTAATCAAAAGATCTGTGTCGGCGGGGTCCAGTCGTGCTAACAAATTTCTATAGTCAATTATAGAGCTAAGTTTCATGTGAACTCAAATAGTGATTGAAATGTATTCTCTGTGTTAGTGGCCTGACTAATGTCCCAGTTCAGTACACCCAACAAGTTGGATACCTTGCTGTCGATAATTGTAGTTTCCATCAAGCCATCATCAAATGGCAAGTCCCGGAACCACTGTGGCAAGTGCATTTCGTCTGTGGGATAACCGATTGAAGTCCAACCCAGGGCGTTGGATTTTAGCTTGCAAACAATTGTTTTCATGCCGTCAATAATTTGCATGCTGTAATTATCACTATTCATGCGTCGCATAGTATTCCAGTTAAGTGCAGCACGCACATGTCCGGGCATGTTGGCTCTGCCTTCCTTTAGCTCTGCCTCGCCATACTTGGTCAAGTTGTTTACACGCTTGGGTGTTCCTTTTTCCCACGCGGGCCTTTCCATGAACACATATTTGAATGCTCGAATCTTCTCAATCACGTCTGCACGACTATGACCAGTTAGCACATTCTCCAGGATCTCACTAAGGAATTCCTGTACTACCTTGGGAGTGTCTGACCTCTTGAGATCCAGGCCCATGGCCTTGACCTTACCTGGATAGCCGTTGACGTCAAGACGCTTGCCTTCCTTGTCATAGTAAAGCACAGCGTACCGCTTCTTGGTAATGAACAAGCCCTTGCTGGCAACAATCTCTCGACCGCCCTTGATAACACTGCCCATTTCTCTGGGACAATGGAATGCTTGCTCCATGAATCCCGGAAAGCTTTGGTTGACCTGTTCGGCGATGCTATCATACAGTGCCACGCAGATATCCTTGTCCCATTCCATGCGCCCTGCTTCCACATCATCCTTGAGCATGGGCCAAGCAGAAAAGTAACAACTGTCTGTATCACCGTAAATGATAGCGGCGCCGGCATGATCGTACTTGCCGGTCACACATTCATTTACATGAGCATCCATGTGCTTGGCAATACTACGTCCAGTCAGTGTAGTACTTTGCCCAATACGCTTGTCAAAGAATCTACAACCAGGATTCAAAATAGCACCATACAGGCTGTTCAAGTTAATCTTCTTGACCAACTGTCGCTTGTCCCAGTATTCTTCTTCTGTCTTGTCTGTGCATTCCCTCAGCTTGGCCTGCATTTGTTTACGTTCTGCATACCAACGCTTGAGCAGGCCTGGGATTACACCTTCTTTCTCATAGGTAAAGATAGTGCCATTCGCGCTTAGGATCCAAGGTTGGTTGCTGTCAAACACAGCCTTCCATACCTCGGCAGCCGAGTGCACAGAGCTGTTGCCATCTTGCCAGTCAATGGTAATCTCAGTGCCCCGCTGCTGCTCCATCACAGCAGTGTACTCTAGTGTGGCAAACAAACCGTCCCAGGATGCTGCAAAACTATCTCCCCGGGCCATGCGTTCCTGGATTAAGTTGTCGGTTGCTGTGCTTCTGAGCTGTCCAACAATGGTTTCTGGGCCCATGTTGAGGGCGCGAATAGCCGAGGGATAGAGCGAGTTGATGTCAATGGAACCGATGTATTCATGGATTCCTTTTTTGGGCGTAGCAACATAGGCACCTGCCGCTTGTGTATCACTGTCATTAAGTCTCTCTTTACGGTTAGGAACTACTAGCCCACGTTCATGGGCTTCATTGATAATTGCTTGCTCGGTCACTGCCACTGCACCCATTGTGGTTTGCAGCAACACAGTGTTTTCATGCGCCAGGGTGTTGGCTAGATCCAGGAATCTAAGTTTCTTATCGATGTTGGCAAGACCAACCACGTCCTGCCGGTTGTACTCGATAAAAGTTTTCCAGTTCTGGTTATACAGCTGATCTAGTGTGCCCTCGTACTTGGTCTTGCCTGCCAGTCCCTCATATTCCAAGATAGCATCCAAGCTGTAGCTGTGTCGCTCTTCATAGGTGTACTTGCGGTACAGTTGCATATAGTCCAGGTGAACACGGCCAACCAAGTCATATGTCATGTTCTCGGCACCAAAGCGCTCGAACATTCTTGGCTTGGGCAGTTGTTCCCAAAGGCAAAACTTACGGGTATCGTCCTTGCTCAACAGTTTGATTACACGATTGACAGTGTATGGAATATCGTATCCCTCACTGTTCCAACCACTAAGCACGTCGGCATCTTCAATCAAAGACATAAACGTTTTCAGCAGTTCAGCTTCCTCCCAAAACACAAATGTGTTGGGAAACTCGGCTGCAATCTCTTGTGCAGTTTCGGCACTCATGCGCTTGGGCGGGACCACCAGTGTGATCAATTGATCCATCCAGTCCAGGTAGACCGAGATCGCTGTGATAGGATTAAACGGATCATCCGGTCGACTATAACCCTTGACTGGATCAAAATCGACCTCAATGTCGAAAAATGCTGTGTGCAGTGGCGGGCCGTCTTGCCCCTTGTAGTTGTCTTCCAAGCAACGAAACACCGGGTTGATATCACCTTCGTAGATGTTTTTACCCGAGTGTACCCGCATTTCTTTGCGGAACTCTTTGTTGTTGCGAGAGCTGAACCGGCTTACTGGCTTGTCGTAGATGTTGCGAAACTTGCCCTTGGGGTCGTCGTAATAAAATCGATATTCTGCAGGAAATTCTTTATATACTCTGTTACCTTTTACTCTCTCAACTACATGAATTCGATCATGCTCACGATCGAATAACGCATCAATATATGACATTCTTATCCTTGTTTATTTTTACAGTTATCAAAATGCCACCGTTTTGCATTAGTTGAACCTTTTCCTGATGTATTACAATGTGGACAAATCCATTCTTTTTGTGATGAATGGGTTCCGTTTTTTATTTTATCATAATTGTGTTGAGACCCATTCCACTGATGTTCTTTATTATAACTTCTTTTTAGTTGGAAGTCTTTTTGAATTTCGCCACCGAGCATATGAAAGGTGCCATCAGCAACTCTTCTTTTGATACTTTCTTTAACATTGTTACTATGCTCTTCTGTTAACCAATGATGAGTTCCTTCGTTGACTCTTTTACATGCGGCCAACGAATTTAATTTTGAAATCTCATCTGATGACATCTTCATTCTACATGCAATTAATACACATGCACTATAATCCTGATTTTGATAATGTATGTTGTAATGTTCTTGTATAGGAACGGCTACTAAATTTTCTGGCAAATTGTTTTCGTGATTTCCATCTTTATGATGAATATCATACGTGCGACCAAATTCGTCTATTGGAATAGGACCATGCCATTTTTTATACAAGTATCGATGTGTTGCTGATCTTTTTTTCATTGTTTTTTTACTATTATTGATAAAGTATTTATCATCACAGTAAAAAACAGTGTCCTTAAAGTGTTCGGCCTACAGTTTCCAGAATAGTTTCCAGCAGGTCGTGATCCTGTTTCTCTTTGCCAAATTCCGCTTTGTGTGCCAAGCGGATGGCCTTCTTTAGTACATTGGGTTTGATTTCTAGCTCTTCAGCAATGGCCTTGACCGTTTCCGAAAGACCAGCGTTGAGGGTTTCAACATCATGCATGATCTGCATGCCTTCGTTGATGATTTGAACCAGTTTGGCTTTTTGTTCGCCAGAAAATACTCGAGTGTCCATGTAAATCTCCTAGGTAAGTTATAGCGTATTATACAGTATTCCTGGAAGAAAAGCTAGCATTAATCCCAACAATTGAGCCAAATGCTATTTTATGAAAAGTCGGTAAATCGTACTAACTATATCAATATTTTCAGCTTGTGCCCGGCGGGCAAACTCTCCGGACATGATATAGTCTTGGTTGTAACGACTAGATTCTTGAGTAGCATCAACAAGATCCTGGATACTGTACTGAGAAAACTGTTTTATCAAATTTACAATGCTAGCTAACCGCGTGATGTTACCGGAATCTGAGTCCCAACTGGTATCAAATTTATAATCAAATCGAAACCCCAAACGTGAGAGTCTACCGTAGGTGTCATATTGTCCAACAGGCACAAATGCAGTTCCGCCAACTAGACATTTGAGAGTTTTTTCAGTAATGAACGGCCCGGGACGAATGAATCTGCCTTGATCATTGTCCATATAACTGTAGTGCAGGCTTTCATTAGTAAAGTGTATAGCAGCTTGTTGATATGCTGCACCCCATGGGTCAGCTGTGTACTGTTGATAATTCTTGTCTTCAGTGTAGCTGTCCCCAATATCCCGGGGGTGGCCTGCGTATTTGTCCCAAAATATATTGGCCAGAGTGTCTAACAATTCGTTACCTGTTGGCTCTCGATAGTGAACATTTTTCTCCTCTACCCAGTTGCTGAGTTTGAGCAAGCACTGATCTGTTCCAATATACTCTGCCAATGCAGTAAACACCAGCAGCTTGCTTTGTGTAATACGATTACAAAAGGCACTGGTTAAATATTGTCGTTTGGTATCCCACCCAGGGTTTGGAAACCATTCTAACATTTTTTTAATCTGTGAGTGCCAGAATATGTATGTAAAAGGATACACATTACTGGCATGAGGCCAGTTGTAATATTCCGAATCCGACAAAACAATAATCGGCGCTTGCACTCGTTTTGCTTGTTGATTAACCCACTCGATATCCACTGCCTCTAAGTGGAAGCTTACTATATAACCATCACACCCTAATGGAAGATCTAACTTGCCCAGCCCTGGCAAAGATGGCCATCTTTGCCAGAGGGCCAAATACCAAGTATCGGGAAATTTTTTTAACCACTGTACATAGTAGTCCTGGGACCATCGATTGTCTAATTGACTAGGTCGACCTGTCCATTCCCGGGGCACTAACATATTCCATTTATCAAGCATGTGAATATATATGCTCACTTTGGACCACAGGGTAGCGAATCCGTGATTCCCGGGCAGCAGCCGCCCACCGCACCTTAACGGTCCTAGGCTTGGTTCTGTTCGCGCTCAGAGCGCATTTTATATAGCATGTTTTGGATAACACGGATGTCATCCTGCTGTTGTACACTTTCTTGTACCAGTTTGATAAACTCTAAACTGGCAGGGTCATCTTCAAACAAGTCATCAACAATCATCATTGCTCCTCGATATAGTCTGCTGACTCCAGCTTGTGGCGCCGATGTGAGCGATACATTTCACATGCCATGCCGGCTTCGTCTAGGCTCTTGAACTTGACCCTGCTGGGACGACCCTTGATACTGATACGGAAGCCATCATCTTCGTTACCGTGAATCTTGAGATCATGTCCGTCATCAGTTGTGACAGTCTTAACTGCTGATCCAATTGTGTCACCGCTGTGGGTCGGTGTGTCTTTGCTGGATAGCGCAGCGTCATGCTTGACTGCATCAGCTACACTTTGCAGGTAGTCGCCCAGGTGGCGCTTTTCTTTGTCCAGCACATCTTCCTGTGCAATGGCCTCATCAATCTGGGGCTGCCAGTAAGACTCTTCGACTTCGTCTACTGCAATTTTTTCACCGCCGGCTTCGATAGCACCAATACCATCAGCATCATGTGCAACCTGTTCCAGCTGCAGCCAGTAGCGGCGCGGCACAGTCATCATGCCCGACTCTTGGTCTTGCTCAACCACATCACCAAATCTTTCCATTACAGCATTGTACGCACGTTCGGTATCCAAGTGGAATCCGACCAGATCCGCGCTGGCTTCTTCTACTTGTCCCTGGTTGTGTGCTTTCCATGTGGTGGCATACGCAATGGCTTTTTCTTTACCGGTCAGTTTGCCGTCCTTGGCATAACCTTGCTTGATGTGCTTGACCATGCGTTCGGCTTCGGCACCCGGGGGTGCGACTTCTGCTACACCTTGTTCGTTAGTTTTTTGGTCACCTTGTGAACGGAGTTCGTAAGCCGCGGCACGACGGTCTACTTCTGCTTTTGCATCTTCAACACTTATCAAAAATCGTCCAAATCGATTTGGATCTGCTGCTTTTTGTAGATAACTAGTACTGAAACCTTTTAATATGGGTTGTTCAGGAACGTCGGGAACTACTTGAGAAACATTGGGCTTACCTGTTAGTCGGTTGACACCAGGTTCATCTTGCCCGGGTACAACTCTAGCACTTGCACCCATGGCCATTGAACCTGCCAACGCTGCTGCACCAAGCTTTTGTTTCCAGCCTTCCTCGACATCTTGATCCTTTTTAACAACAAAAGATACATGCTTGTTTCCGGTGTTGGGATCTGTATATGTGCTCTTGAATACCTTGCCGCCGTGAGCTTTGGCATGTGCAAATGCTTCTGGCTTGCTGTCAAAGCGATTAGAGGGCGGCTTAACCATCGGGCTTGCTTCTTCCGCCACGCGCCCGATACGACCAGTACCTGCTCCGCGCTCTCCGGGAGAATATGAACCTTTCTGTACCTGATTAGCATGTGCTGCATGTTCTTCTGGCATCGCCTGGAGTAAAGCACGATATTGCTTTGCATATTCCTGCGGATTATCGTATCTTAACGATTGTATGCTAGCCAATCTACGTTCATATTCATCAGGTGATGAAGAGCCTTCCGCCACACCTTCATCTTTCCTCCAACGAGGTTTTTCACCTCGTGCTGCCATCGCAGCCAGGCGGTTCTTTGCCTGCCTCATAGAACACTTTCCACTTCGGCAAATGTAAGTGCCATTGTCCAAAGCAAATCCATGATCATCACGGAGATCGGTTTCACATTTGGCACACTGAACTACTTTACCGTGTCCGGCAACATCTCCTACATGTCCAATAACTTTTGCTTCCGCCACACCTTGCTCTCTAAATTTACCTGGATTTCCTCTCTCGCCTTGACGCATACTATAATCAGTGTAATCATCGTCTGAATCCTGATCAAGTGAACCATCTAAACTTGCATCATTGAATGATGTTAACCAAGCATCTTGATAGATAGAATCAGTTGGATCATATCCCAAGTGTTTGGCAACTCGACTTCCCATTTGTTTAATTGTTTCGGCATCTTTACCCTGTTTGTATAATTTGATCAATACGCCGGAGATTTTGTCTTTCATCTGCTCGTACTTAACATACCCCGGTTCATCGCTTTCCGCCACGCCTTCCGTCTGTGATTTCAATTCTGGCTTTCTCTATTCCTTC